CTCTTTCTCTCGAAAGAGTTGGTTTTCAGGTGCATTTCAGTACTATCTTGAAGAGGGGTCTGACTTCCTCTCCAAGATGGAAATGTACGAGCAGAAGGCTAACCGTCTGCTCGGGACCAGGATCACTCCTGCTCTCCTTTGGGAACTGTCTCCATTTAGCTGGCTTCTTGATTGGTGGCTCGATGTTGGTACTTTTATCAACAACGTGACATCCTTTAATCAAGATGGCCTCGTGATGCGATACGGGTATATGATGGTTGAGGAAACCCTCATCTCAAATTACTCGTATGACGATATCCGTCTTTATGACAGAACCGTCGGCGGCTACGTTGCTCAGTATCGAAAGATACGAAAGCGGCGTATCCGTGCCACGCCTTACGGATTTGGCTTTGATCTGGGAAACCTTTCGGAATCCCAGTGGGCCATTTTGGCTGCTCTTGGAATGACAAGGGCTCCAAAGACGCTGAGATAGCGTCCAGGGATACATCATCCGATGTATTCTTACGTCACGCCGTGAGGCGTTGCAAGTCAAAAGGACAATGCCATGGCATTCGCAGATCCCCAGTCGATCTCTGTCGGTGGAACCGCGGTTTCACTTCCGCGTACTTCCTCTGGTACTGATTCGGGGGCCTTCACGGCTCCTGACAATACCGCTGGGCTCAAGGTTTCGCATTCCTATGGAAAGCGAACCCGTCGAACCCTCCGACTCGATCACTCGAAGGTCGCGCCTGATCCCTTTACTGGGGTCAACACGCGATTTTCGATGAGCGCCTACATTGTGGCTGATGTCCCGGTCAACGGTTATACCGTCGCCGAGCAGCAGGCCATTGTGGCGGCTCTCGTTTCGTACCTGAGTGCAAACTCGGGTTCGAAGGTCACCCAGCTTTTGGGTGGGGAGAACTGATCCCATGGATGGGACCAGCCTCCTTCTGGGGGTGTCGGTCGCTTCATGTGTTCTCACTTTTATGGTGGTAGGACGTTTCCTACCAGCATTTAGTGTGAACGCTACAGCGCGCCGGCACTAACTCGCACTGCGAGACGTCGTGGCTAAGGATCTATAACCTCTGTTAGGAGGACAGATGAAAAGCCCGATTTTGTCTCTTTTGCAAGAGCTGCTCATTGAGTTGGGTAGCTGGTGTCGCACTAGTACCGACCTCGATCTAAAAACGATCGAGGCCCGTGTTGAAGATGAAGGATTGTCGTTTTTAACGATTACCCTTCCTGCCTTTGCTGCAGACTTCCAAAAAAGTCTGGATCAGGGCTGGGTTGATCACGCCTTGTTTGCCGGTTTCCGGTTCCAAGGAAGTCTCCCCCGATTTCTCGGAGGTTTCTTTGATCTCATCTTCGATCGAACTAGTGGTCGGTTGTTGGATGAACCATCCGTTGAGGCTATCTTCGCCATCCGCCAAGTAACTATGGCTTTTGGTAAGGTTAACCTTGAGTGCTCACCCGAAAGGGTAAAGGCAGCTCTGGATGCTTACATCCAATGTGAGAAGGATGTCAGAGCTTTCGATGCAAAGTTTCATCTTCACAAAGATGAATTCCAGCGCATCGGAAGACTGCTCTGGGGCGATCTCTTTTCCGATCTAGACCTTATGGTCTATAACGGAGAGATCGTTCCTAAGCATGGTCCCGGTTCTACTGCTGATAGGCTTATCGGAAACGAAAAGTTCTACCAGACGGAGTGGACCGAACGACTCGACAAGTACTTTCCTCACGGAGAGTTCCTCGTGTCGTCTTGGAGATACTATGATCTCCTGGACACTGTCATCCTCGAACCTGGCCAGGAACGACCCGTTAGGGTCATTACTGTGCCTAAAACGCTAAAAACTCCTCGTATCATTGCTATCGAGCCGACCTGCATGCAATACGTGCAGCAAGGTATTCTCGAAGCAATGGCCGAAAGAATAGATGGGGATCACATCCTGTCTACTCTTATTGGATTCTCTAGCCAGATCCCTAATCAGGAGCTTGCTAAAGAGGGTTCGCTATCTGGCGAACTTGCTACACTTGATTTGAGTGAAGCATCCGATCGAGTTTCTAATCAGCATGTACGTGCTCTGCTTGAGCGCCATCCTCATTTGTTTGAGGCTGTCGACTCTTGCCGATCACGGAAGGCCGATGTTAATGGTAAAGTCGTAAGACTTGCCAAATTCGCGTCTATGGGTTCAGCTCTCTGTTTTCCTATGGAGGCCATTGTCTTTATGACTTTGATCTTCTTAGGGATTCAGCGTGAGCTCAATCGACCCCTGACCAGGAATGATGTGCAATCAATTGCACTTTCTGGTAAGGTACGCACCTACGGTGACGATATTATCGTCCCCGTAAGGTTTGTGCATTCCGTCGTGAGTGTTCTTTCGGATTTTGGTCTGAAAGTTAACGCTCGCAAATCCTACTGGACTGGAAAGTTCAGAGAATCTTGCGGCAAGGACTACTACGCCGGGCACGATATTACTGTGACCCGTGTTCGTAGTTTGCTCCCTGCACGACGGACTGACGTTCAGGAGATTATCAGTACAGTGTCACTCCGCAATCAGCTTTACAAAGCTGGTTTGCGTGATACCTGTAAGTTTCTTGACGATCTGGTAAGGAATCTAATTCCTTTCCCAGTAGTCGAAGAGACATCTCCTTTGCTTGGTAGGTGGAATGATGAAGGCTTCACAGCTGAGTCATTCCATCCAACCCTTTATACCCCGCTTGTGAAGGGTATGATGGTGAGGAGTGTAATTCCACACAACAGTGTGGATGAACACTTTGCTTTGCTTAAGGTTTTCCTTAAACGCGGCGAATTGCCTTTTGCCGACAGGAGACACCTTGAACGTTCAGGGCGTCCTGGTAGCGTCGACATCAT